GCGATGCTGCAAAGCAAAAGCTGGCCTCCGACATCAACATCGCCATCATGAACGTGGCCGCAGCCCAAGGCTCGCTGGTCGTGACCGTGAACACCGCTGCTGGTGACTACGACGATGTGGCACTGTGCGACTCGATCATGAACGAACAGGGCGTCCAAGCCTTTGATCGTTACCTGGCCCTGTCTTCACGCGACTACAACGGCATTGCAGGCAACATTGCTGGTGGAGCTGGTGGCGCATCCGTGTCCCGCAGCTTTGCTGGCAACAAGTCGAACAACGCCTTCGAGCGCAGCTACGTTGGCATGGTTGCAGGTTTCGACACCTACAAGCTGGACTACGCAAACCGTATCACGGCTCGCACTGGTGCAGACCCGACGATGAGCACCCTGGCTGCGGCTGGCAACTACTACGTGCCACAAGCAACCCAGACGGCTGCCACCGGCGAGACCCAGAACGTGGACAACCGCTTTCAGACCATTACGGTCTCCAGCACCACCGATCTGCCAGCAGGCACGCCAATCCAGATCGCTGGTGTTGAGGCCGTGCATCACATCACCAAACAAGGAACTGGTTTTTCCAAGACCTTCCGTGTGGTGCAAGTGATCAATGCCACGACCTGCGTCATCACCCCGCCGATCATCTCGGCCCAGGGTGGCACTGACGCTGAGTTGCAGTACCAAAACGTGATCGTGACTGCAGCCGCTGGCCGCACCATCACGCGCCTGAACGTGGCTGCAGCACCCATCAACTGCTTCTGGCAGAAAGATGCGCTGGAGATTCTGCCAGGCCGTTACGCTGTCCCGTCCGATGCTGGTGTCGCAGTGATGCGCGCTTCCACAGATCAGGGCATCGAGCTGGTCATGCAGAAGCAATACGATGTCAACACCATGAAAACCAAGTATCGCCTCGATACCTTGTTTGGTGTGGTCAATAAGCAGCCGGAAATGTCTGGCATCTTGCTGTTCGGTCAAGCATAAGGAGTCACCATCATGAGCTACAACGTAATTTTTGCGCAAGGTACCGCTACCGTCACTGTGCCTGCTGGCGAGAAAATCGCCGTTCAAGCCTTTTCACCAGCACTTGTGTTTCAAGAAGTTGGTTTCCCAAACTTTCCTGACTCGCAAGACCTGCTGACTGTTGTCGAGAACACCACCTATGTGTCCGGTGCGTTCACGAATGCCACCAGCGTGACCATCCAGGCCGGTGCATCGGGTGCGTACTACTCCGTGGGTGTTGCCCCTGACATCAGCAACAACGGCAACTGGCAGCCCCAGGGCGCGCCTGCCAACATTGCTGATGGCGCTGCAATGGCAGCAACTGCTGCTAACGTGTTGACAGGCATCATCACTGCAACGCCAACTGCTGGTCGTGACATCCAGTTGCCAACAGGCGCTTCGCTTGACCTGGCAACCGAGTGGGCAATCGGTGATTCATTTGACTTCAGCGTGATCACTTTGGCTGCATTTGCTTTGACCCTCACGGTCAACACAAACGTGACCATCGTGGGTGCGGCTGCAACTGCAGCAACGGCCGGTGCATCTGCACGCTTCCGTTGCCGTAAGACTGCGGCTGACACCTTTGTCGTCTACCGTATCGGCGGTTAAACCCAGACAGGCCAGCAGAGATGCTGGCCTGTTTCACGTGGAGATCGAAATGATGAAAAAAGGCTATTCAGACAAGACCATCGGTAAAAATATTGCAATGGAGATGAAGTCAGGCAAGCCCCAAAAGCAAGCCGTGGCGATGTCTTTGAGCATGGCAAGCAAGGCAGCGAAAGCCGCAGGCAAGCCCAGCAAAGCACCGATGAAGAAGATGAAATGATCAAGTCAGCCGCTATCATAAAAGACAAGACTCTTGCCCCGTGGAAAGAGTTGCGGCTGCGAAAACGACGCCTTAAAAAGCAGCAAACCATTGAGCGCAAAGCCACAAAGGTTTTTTTCCCATCTCCGATTAATGCCCCGATCATTGAGGTGCAAAATGCACCACAGGACGATGCACCGCCGACACGCAACGAGCTGCAGGCCAAGGCCACCGATCTGGGCATCCCGTTCAACGGTCGCACCACAGACAAAAAGCTAAGTGGCTTAATCGCCACAGCACTGGCACAAGGAGCCTAGCATGGGTTACAGCAAGCGCCAATTTATCAGCGCAGCGTTTGAAGAGATCGGCCTTGCGTCCTATGCCTTTGACCTTCAGCCCGAGCAGGTTGAGACTGCCAGGCGCAGGCTCGATGCCATGATGGCCGACTGGAATGGCAAGGGCATCCGGCTGGGCTACCCGATCCCGTCCAGTCCCCAGGATGGCGACCTGGACGAGCAAACCAACGTCCCCGACTCGGCCTATGAGGCCATCATCTGCAACCTGGCTGTGCGCCTGGCCCCGAGCTACGGCAAGGTGGTGATGCCCGAGACCAAGGCCACAGGCAAGCAAGGCTACGACACCCTGCTGCAGCGCGCCACGTTCCCGCTGGAGCAGCAACTGCCAGGCACCATGCCAGCAGGCGCAGGCAACAAGCCCTGGCGAGTCTACGACAATCCGTTCATCAGACCGCCTTACAACCCAGTGGACGCTGGCCCTGATGGGCCACTGACATACAACTAAGGACCATCATGCCATCGATCAATCAACTACCCGTCATCGGCCAGGTCTCGCCTGGCGACCAGATTCCCGTCTACACCCCGAACAACGGAGACGCTCGGCGCATGTCGGTCAATGCGCTGCTGCAGTATTTTCAGCAGACATTTGCCAGCCCCACGCTGGCGGTCAATCTCTATGTGCCTGGCAGCGGGTTCAACATCACCGTTCCGACTCCTGTCAGCAATGACCAGTGGATGCTGCTGCAACCCGCTGGAGCCCTGGCGACCGGCACGATCACCCTGCCATTGAACACTGGCGTGCCTGATGGCACTACGGTGCTGATTACTTCAACACAAACCATTACATCGCTCACGATTGCGCTGAATGGTGCATCGGCTATTTACGGTGCTGTTACATCACTGACCGCTGGTTCGGCAACAGCGATTCGTTTTTACCAGCCCACAAACTCCTGGTATCAGATCACGGCTGTGATTCCAGATTTGGCATCAGGTATTGCTGCATGGCTTGCTAACCCAACCAGCGCCAACCTACGGGCGGCAATGACCGATGAGACCGGCACGGGTCTGTTGGTGTTCAACAACACCCCGACTTTAATCACTCCAATTCTCGGCACGCCAACGTCTGGAGTGCTTACCAATTGCACAGGGTTGCCGCTTGCAACTGGCGCGACTGGTGCTCTGCCGGTTGCAAATGGTGGCACTGGGGCATCGGCAACGGTTCAAGCCTTGAGCGGCCCTGGGGCGGTGAATATCACCAGCCTCGCCACCGCCTTTACTTCAACCGCAGCAGGCAATGCCTTGACTCTTGCAGATGGCGCACAAGGGCAGCTCAAGACAGTTATTTATGTCGCAGAAGCCGCTGGTGGCGATACTGGTGTTTTGACTCCAGCTAATCTTGGAAGTGGAACCACAGTCACGTTTAACGCTGTTGGAGATTCTGCAACGCTTCAGTTTGCTGGGACTGACTGGTGGGTTGTTGGGTTCCGTGGTGCGGTAGTGGCGTAATGGCCACCAAGCCTAAATCTACCGTCAATGCGGCTGGCAACTACACGAAGCCAACCATGCGTAAAGGCCTGTTTGAGAAAATCAAGGCAGGGACAAAGGGCGGTGATCCAGGCGAATGGTCGGCTCGCAAGGCCCAGATGCTGGCGGTGGAGTACAAGAAAAAAGGCGGAGGCTATAAATGAAAGCCCCGCAAAAAAGCCTGAAGGACTGGAGCGCTCAAAACTGGCGCACCAAGTCCGGCAAGCCGTCGAGCGAGACCGGTGAGCGCTACCTGCCCGAGAAGGCCATCAAAGCCCTGTCAGCGGCAGAGTATGCGGCCACCACCAAAGCCAAGCGCGAGGGCACGAAGGAAGGCAAGCAGTTCGTCAAGCAGCCCAAGAAGGTGGCTGCCAAGGTTTCGAGGTTCAGATGAAAACACCGGCATGGCAGCGCAAAGAAGGGCAGAACCCCAAGGGCGGCTTGAACGCTGCTGGGCGCGCCAGCTTGAAGGCTGCAGGCCAGAACATCAGGCCGCCTGTCAAATCCGGCGACAACCCACGTAGAGCATCGTTCCTGGCGCGCATGGGAAACAACCCCGGCCCTGAGTACAAAGACGGCGAGCCGACCAGGCTGCTGCTCAGTCTGAAAGCCTGGGGCGCGTCGAGCAAAGCTGATGCACAGGCCAAGGCTCAGAAAATCTCGGCCCGAAACAAGGCTAAGAAGTAACCATGCAAATCTCAATTCTCAACGGCATCTACACGGATAACGGTCCGGACTTTCGCACGTCCTACCCGGTCAACATGGTGCCGGTGCCCAAGAACAGCGGCATCAGCACCGGCTACCTGCGGCCAGGTGACGGTCTGGTGGCCAACGGCAGCGGCCCAGGCATCGACCGAGGCGGCATCAACTGGCAGGACGAGTGCTATCGGGTCATGGGCACTAAGCTGGTGTCGGTGGCCAGCAACGGCGCTGTGACCGTGCTGGGTGATGTTGGCGGCCCCGTCAACACGCTGGTGACGTTCGATTACAGCTTCGACCTGCTGGCTATCGCGTCCGGCACCAGGCTGTACTACTGGAACGGAACGACGCTAACGCAAGTCACCGACCCAGACCTGGGCATCGTGCTCGACGTGGTGTGGGTGGATGGCTACTTCATGACCACCGACGGCGAGTTCCTGATCGTCACCGAGCTGTCAGACCCGACCCAAGTCAACCCGCTGAAATACGGCAGCTCTGAGGTTGATCCCGACCCCGTGGTGGCGCTGCTTAAGTTACGCAATGAGGTTTATGCGCTGAACCGCAACACCATCGAGGTGTTCGACAACATCGGCGGCGACCTGTTCCCATTTCAACGGATTGATGGCGCTCAAATTCAAAAGGGCGTGATCGGCACCTTTGCCTGTTGCGTCTACATCGAGCGCATCGCCTTCTTGGGTGGTGGCCGCAACGAGTCCCCAGGCATCTACGTGGGCGCAGCGGCCACCACCCAAAAGATCAGCACCCAAGAGATCGACGAGCTGCTGCTGACCTACAGCGAGGCGCAACTTGCCCAGGTCAAGCTGGAGGCACGCAACGACAAGTCGCACCAGCACCTCTACGTGCACCTGCCAGACCGCACCATCGTCTATGACGCAGCCGCATCCGAGGCGCTGGGCGATCAGGTGTGGTTTACCCTGACCACCACGGTGGTGGGATTTGCGCAGTACCGAGCACGCAACCTCGTCTGGGCCTACGACAAGTGGCTGGTGGGCGACCCGCAGTCGAGCAACATCGGCTACCTGGTGGACGACATCGGCAGCCACTGGGGGCAGCGGGTGCGCTGGGAGTTTGGCACCATCATTGCCTACAACGAGGGCAAGGGTGCACTGTTCCAAAAGATCGAGCTGGTGAGCCTGACCGGACGAGTGGCGCTGGGCACCAACCCGCAGATCAGCACCAGCTACTCGCTAGACGGCCTGTCCTACAGCCAGGACCGCTATATCTACGTGGGCACCATCGGCAACACCTCCAAGCGCCTGGCATGGTTCCAGCAGGGTCACATGCGCAACTGGCGCATCCAGCGTTTCCGTGGCGACAGCAATTCACACATTGCATTTGCACGCCTTGAGATGCAGATCGAAGGGTTGCTGTACTGATGGCCACCGTACCCGTCTCCCGCAGGCTAAACCTGACCCGCGACCAGCTCGCGCAGTTCCTGACCGACCAGCAGCAGATCAGGCAGTTCGAGCTGTTGTTCGCAACGGTCGACGCCATCGCGCCTGATGTGGTGCTAGAGATCAATATCTCGGCAGGCACTGCCCAGGCAACTGCTGTGCAGGCGCTGGGCATGATTGCTTCGCTGGCGCAGGAGGCCGCTGTCAGCTCTGCCGTGATCGATGGCAAGGCCACGCTGGCCTTGGGCCAGATCGCCTCGCTGGCACAAAATGCTGCAGTCAGCATCGCGTCAACGGAGAACAAGGTCAACCAGGTGATGGCACTGCTTGGAAGCCTGACGGCAGCCGTCGAAGGGCTGCAGATGACACCGCCAGCCAGAGAGTTCAAGCGCGCGCGGTACGGCTCGTTCTATGACACCACCACGCAGACGGCCACGGTCATCAACACGGCCAAGGCGATCACGTTCAACAACACCGACCTGAGCAATGGCGTATTCATTGGCTCGACCACCTCGCGCATCATTGTGGACAGCGAGGGCATCTACAACTTTGACACCTCATTCCAACTGGACAAAACATCAGGCGGCACGGCTGAGTTCTATTTTTGGTTCCGGCTCAACGGCGTGGATGTGCCTGACAGCGCCAGCCAGATCAGGATTCAAGGCAACAACGCTGAAATTTTCTCGTCGCTGAATTACTTTTTTGACCTCAAGGCCAACGATTATGTTGAGCTGATGTTTTCGGCCACCGACCTCAGCGTCGAGGTTGCCGCCTTTCCTGCGGCTGCACCCCATCCAGGCATTCCGTCCATAATTCTCACAGTCAACAACAACATCGGAGGTGTTCAATGACCGTCATCGTAAAAACCCTGGTGCCTCCCAAGCAAATGGAAGCCAGCCAGACAACCCAGTACACGGCCACCGCTGTCAAGGCGCTGATCGACAAGGCCACCGTCACCAACACCGACACGGTGAACCGCACGTTCAGCGTCAACCTAGTGCAAGTAAGCGGCAGCGCTGGCAACTCCAACCTGATCATCGACGACCGAACGGTGGTGCCAGGCGAGACCTACCTGTGCCCCGAGCTGGTCGGCCAGGAGCTGGATGCCGGTACATTTATCAGCACGATCGCCAGCAATGCCACAGCACTGACGCTTCGCGTTTCTGGCCGCGAGATTACATAAGGAGCACAGTATGGACAAATTTATGATGATGCCCAAGGGGTTTATGGGCCTGCCGATGGATGATGAATTCATCACCAACGCAGAGAACAAGAAGAACTATGCCGTCGCGGTCTCTGACTGGAACTATGGCCCTGAAATGCCCACCAACGAACCAGGCGCGAACAAGCCGTTTTATGTGGGGCTGGCCGAGGCGATGCAGTGCGACGAGAAGGATGCACGGCGCAAGCACTGCTCGAACTGTGGTTATTACGACAACAGTTTTATGACTCAAGTCAGGATTGAGCGCATCCCGCTTGCCACCTACGACAAGGGCGCAGGCTTTCGTGGTCACTGTGAAAAGCTCAACTTTATCTGCAACGACATGCGCGTCTGCCAGGCCTGGGAAGACCAGGAAGAAGACGAGGATTGACCAAATGTCAAATTGTGAGAAAATGCAAGGGCTGAGCTTATCGAGCCGCCAGCAGCTCATCCGACCATTGAAGGGTTGCGCATGACTGGTATCGATTGGCTGAAAATGAACCTGCAAAAGGGTTTAGCGCTACCTGCGCCAGCTATCGAGTGGCTGCTCATGCTGTATGGGGCGATTCAGGTCTTTGACGACGTGGCCGACGGTGATTCCGTCAAGCGTGATGACCTGAATGCTGCGATCTGGAACACGCTGGTCGGCATGAGCCAAAACACATTCTGGATTGCAAACTCGCAAACCCTGACGCCTATCGTGGCGTCGATGATTTTAAAGTGGCAAGCATCTGATCAGGCCGAGCGAAGTGGCAAGGCAGATGCACGATCGTTTGTCTGGCGCGCAGGCTACTATGACGTGGTGCTGATGACGGTGGCGCTGTGCCACGGCACTCAGCGCGCCACTGAAACGGCGCAACAAGTCATGGAGCTGTATGGCGAGACGCTTGAAGATTACATGAAGGAGTTCGGCAATGCCTGATCCAATAACAGCCCTAGTCATCGGGGGCACGCAAGTTGTCGGCGGCATCATGCAAAGCAATGCAGCCAGCAAAGCCTCTGGTGCACAAACTCAGGCCGCCGAGTCTGGAATCGAAGAACAACGTCGCCAGTTCGAGGCAATTCAGGAAATCCTCAAACCCTACGTTACCGCAGGCACAACCGCCATCGGTGGCCTGCAGCCTTACGCTGCAGCCGGAGCGCCTGCACTGCAGCAACAGCAGGCCATTGCCGGGTTGCTTGGTCCAGAAGCGCAGCAAGCAGCCATTGCAGCCATTGAGGGTGGCGCAGGCTTCCAGGCCCAAGTTCAGCAGGGCGAGGAAGCGCTGCTACAGCGTGCATCGGCAACTGGTGGCCTGCGCGGTGGCAACATCCAAGCCGCACTGGCGCAGTTCAGGCCGCAAATGCTGCAGCAGGAAATCGCAACCCAGTACGGTCGCCTTGGCGGCCTGACATCACTGGGACAAACCACCACGCAGAACTTGGCACAACTTGGCCAGTCATCGGCGGCAGGCGTTGGTACGGCTGGCCTAAGAACTGGTGCAGACATTGCAGGATTAATGGGGCAGCAAGGCGCTGCACGCGCTGGCTCAGAGCTGGCGCAAGGCCAAGCCTTTGCCAACGTCCTGAACCTGCCTGCTCAGTTCTTGGGCGCGCAGTACGGCGCCAACGTAGGCAAAACTGGCGCAGCAATGACGCCAGGGTTTGGCAACATCTTTAGCGACATCCGTCTGAAAAAGAACATCCAACGCATCGGCACCCGGCCAGATGGCCTGGGCATCTACGAGTTTGAATACACCTGGGGCGGCGGTCGTCAGATCGGTTTGATGGCGCAAGAGGTGCTGGGCATCTATCCTGACGCTGTGGGCCAGTCCGGTGGCTATTTGACCGTGGACTACAGCAAGGTTTAAGGAGCCACAAATGGTCCAACCAATCAACTACTCACTCAACGTCCAGAGTCCTTTTGAGGCTGCCCTGGGCGGCTTCAAGATCGGCGCAACGATTGCCGACATCGGTGCTCAGCGTCAACTGCAGGACCAGGAGCTGGTGCGCAAGCAGAGCTTGCAAACGCAAGTTGATGCGCTGATCAAAAACCAAAACCCGACTGCGCGAGACTTCACCAACGTGGCCATGCTGCTGCCTGAAAAAGAAGCAGCCAGCATGCGCGCCAACTTTGAGGTGCTGTCCAAAGAGCAGCAGCAGAACCAATTGCGCTTTGGAGGCCAAGTCATCTCGGCATTCAGCTCCAAACAGCCCCAGATCGGCATCGAACTTTTGAAGAATCAGGCCGTGGCTGAGCGCAACTCAGGCCGAGAAAGCGAAGCCAAAGCCTACGAGGTTGCAGCGCAACTTGCTGAACAAGACCTGTCATCAGCATTAAAGATTGCTGGCATCAACATGGCCGCACTGCCTGGTGGTGACAAGGTGCTGGAGGCCTCAATCAAGGCAATGAAGGCACCATCCGAGATTCGATTGAGTGAAGCTGGCACAATCAAGGAAGAGCTGGTCACGGCCAACACGCCGACCCGCCTGGCGCTGGAGAACACGAACACAGCGGCCAACATCCGCAACCTTGACAGCCAGATTTTGGATCGTTCCAACAAGCTGGTGCTCGACAGAGATCGCCTAAAACTTGACCGCGACAAGTTGCAATCCGACGTTGAAGCCAGGCTATTTGAGCTGAACCAAAAGGGCACCACGCTCGATGCCAACGCAGCCAAGATTGTCAACGATGCAGCAGTGGCTGCCGTCGGCTCTGAGCAGGCCGCAGGCCGCATGCTTGATCTGGCCAGCCGCATGGAGGCGGCTGGAGGCGGCAAGGGCTTAGGAACATCGTTCTCTGAGAAGGTGAAAAACCTTACCGGCAACCAGGACGGATTCTCGCAACTGCGCAACGAGTACACCCGGCTGCGCAACACGCAGGCCATCAAGTCGTTGCCACCAGGCGTGGCCACAGACAAGGACATCGAGCTGGCGCTCAAGGGTTTGCCACCAGAAACGGCTGATGCAGCCGTGCTCGCATCATTCCTGCGCGGCATGGCCAAAATGTCGCAATATGATGCGGTGGCCGAAAGCGCCAAGTCTGAGTGGGTGAACTCAAACGGCACCCTTGGCCGTGCCAACAAAGACATCGACATCGGCGGCATCCAAGTGCCCAAAGGCACCACCTACGTGGACTTTGCACGCCAGTTCATGGACCAGCGCGCGCAAGACTTGGCCGCAGATCAATCTGGCCGTGCAGTGTCTGGTCGTGGTTACATGCGCTTTGCCAACCCTGAGACAGGCGCTGTGCCTGGCGCTCAGGCTGCACCCGCACCAGCTCCCGCACCAGCTCTCGCAGCACCAGCTCCTGCTCCGGCACCTGCTCTTACAGCTCCTGCTGCTGCTCCCGCACCAGCTCCCGCGCCAGTTCTTGCGCCAGCTTTTGCTCCAGCACCTGCACCTGCACCTGCAGCAGCACCAGCTCCTATTGCTGCTCCCGCTACTTTAGGTAATGCTCCCGAATTTATACAAAACGCTCCGCTCCCGCCTCCTCCTGCTGCTCCAGCTCCAGCAGCCGCACCAGCTCCTGCGCCTGCTCCTGCACCAGCTCCTGCGGCTAGACCAGCGGCTAGACCAGCGGCCAGGCCAGCGGCAGCAGCAGCACCTGCGGCGGCATTACCTGCATATACAAGAGAAGAAGTACGAACCTTTAACTCCCTTACAAGTGAAATATTACCCAATGGCGATGTTGTCGTTACAAGAGGAAACAAGCGGGTAATGATTGGCAATGTTGGTGGTGGAAATAATATGACCGCTGCACAAGATTTAGTTTTTGAATGGATTCGCGAAAATAAAATTGTGTCGAAAGGTAAATAACCATGCGTGCAAGCAAAGATCGCACTACGTTCAAAAAATAAAACATGGCAACGCAACAAACCCCTACCAGCTACAAAGACCCGTTTTGGTCTGACCTGGCCGCTGGCACCGAGCAAAAGCTCGGGCTGCCGGAGGGCTTGCTGGTCTCGGTGCTCACGCGAGGCGAGCGCAGCAATGCCGACCAGGTGTCTGAGGCAGGAGCAAAAACCCCGTTCCAGATCATCCCGGCCACCCGCCAGGCGGTGCTCAAGAAGTACGGTGTGGACGCTTACCTCAGCCCAGAGAACTCAGCCGAGGCTGCTGGCCTACTGCTCAAGGAGTCGCTGGACCGCAACAAGGGCGACATCAAGCTGGCGGCTGCCGAGTACCACGGCGGCACCAACCCGGCCAACTGGGGACCACGCACCAGGGCTTACATCGATCGCGTCTCGCAAGGCGTGCGATCCCTCAGCCCACAAGCCGCCCCTGCGCAGGCACCAAGCATTGCGGAGGGCGGCACGACCAGCACGTTTCAGCGTGCTCTTGGTGCCAGCAGCATGGCTGCTGTACCGCCGGATGCGATTGCGAGGGTCTTCCAAGCCTACAGCACCGGACAAATGACGCCTGCAGAGTCGGCAGAGTTTGAGGCCGATGTTCGTGGCGGCACCCTCATGCTGCCCCGTGGCGCGGCGTTGCTTGGCGAGAAGCCCCAAGGCGCCAGGCCAACCATGCCAGAGCTGCCTGCGGCTGTGCTGGAGGCCTACAGCACCGGACGCATGACACGCGACGAAATGATGGAGCTGGAGCGCGACGTCTCCAATGGCATGGCCAAGGTGCCCACCGGCTTTGCGATTAAGAAGACCGAGCCGATGGGCATCGTGGGCGGCATCCGTGAAGCCATCACTGGCACCGAGCGTGCCACGCCAACCACGCAAGCACTGCCGGACTATGCGGCCATGCCTGAACTCAACACCTTCAGCATGGCCAGCTTTGCCCTGGGCACGATGATCACCAGCCCCGAAGAGACGGTCCAGATCATCAAGTCCAACTATCCCGGCGTGCAAGTCACCCAGGATGAGAAGGGCAACTACGTGATGCAGTCGTCCATTGACGGCCTGTTTTATGCCATCAAGCCTGGCGTTCAAGTCAGCGACATCCCACGCGCTCTCGGCGCTGTGGCTGCCTTCACGCCTGCTGGCCGTGCTGTGACACTGCCTGGCATGGCTGCTGCTGCTGGTGGCACCCAGGCTGTAATCGAGGCCACCCAGGCCGCCACTGGTGGCAGATTTGACACCGGCGAGGTTGCGCTGGCCGGAGCGCTTGCACCCATCCTGCCTGCCGTTGTGCGCGGCGTCCAGGCAGTTCGGTCTGTCCGTGCGGGTGCCCCGCCTGTCACGCCTGCCGCTGCCCCACCAGCAGCGCCAGCAGGAGCGACTGGTGCGGTTCCCGTGGCGCCTGTAGCACCTGTCACGCCTGCCGCACCCGCTGGTGCGCCTATGGGCACGGCAATGGCACCGGCGGCGCCTGCGGCCCAAGCAGCCCCGGCAGTGGCCATGACGGCCGAACAGTTGACAGCCACCACCCGCAAGGCGGCAGAGGGTGGCTTTGGCGCAGGCCGAGCCACTGAGATTTTGGCCACACAGGCAGCGCCTGACCCCAAGGTGCTGGAGGCTGCGCGTCGGCTCAAGATCGAGGGCTACCTGCAGCCGGACCATCTGACCTCAAACCAAGCCTTCCGCGAGCTGGCGCAGGCCGTGAAGTCAATCCCCGGCAGCCAGGCGCGCGCGACAGAGATCGCAGGCCTGGAGCAGGTCGGCAAGCAGGCCGACGACTTGATTACCAAGATCGGCGGCATGACGGACCTGAGCCAAATGAACAAGGCCGT